AGATGCTCAAATAGAAAAATACGGCTTTTATAAAAGAAAAAAAGGAGATAAAACAGAGGAAATAAATGTATTATTACCACAATAATATGGTATTGATAATTACAACATTTAATATATAGAGAATTAACATGACAGTATCAAGCACAACAGTAAAAAATTCATACTCAGGCAATGGTAGTAACGATACTTTTGTTTACGGATTCAAGATTTTTGCAGACACAGACTTAGAGGTAATTATTAGATCAGCTACAGGAACTGAGACTATAAAAACTTTAACAACTCATTACACAGTAACTGGTGCAGGAAGTGCATCTGGTGGTAATGTGGTATTTACTGCTGGTAATATACCAACTGCAACAGAGACAGTAGTAGTTAGAAGAGAAGTGCCGCAAACCCAAGCAATAGATTATATTGCAAATGATCCATTCCCTGCGGAATCACATGAAGAGGGTTTGGATCGTGCTACCATGACGATTCAACAACTTCAAGAAGAAGTAAATCGTTCTATAAAATTATCAGCAACAAACACAATGACTTCTACAGAATTTACTGTAGGTGCAACAGATAGAGCAAATAAAATTTTAGCATTTGATAGTTCTGGTGAAATTTCAGTAACACAAGAACTTGGAACTTATCAAGGAACTTCTGCTACTACTACAACATCAGCTTTTTCTATTAGAGATTTAGTTAAAAGTTCAACTGCCGGACAACTTAATAATATTTATATTTGTATTCAAACATCACCTATTGGTACTTTATTAACTAATACATCTTACTGGATTTTAATTGTAGATGCTTATAGTGCCGCAACGTCTGCTACAGCTGCCGCAGCATCAGCAACTGATGCAGAAACTGCACAAACTGCTGCAGAAACCGCACAAACAGCTGCCGAACTAGCTGAAACAAATGCTGAAACAGCAGAGACTAATGCAGAGACAGCAGAGACTAATGCTGCAACATCAGAAACTAATGCAGCAACTTCTGAAACAAATGCTGGTACATCCGAAACAAATGCTGCAACATCAGAAACTAACGCAGCTACATCAGAAACAAATGCTGCTACATCAGCAAGTAATGCTTCAACATCTGCAAGTACAGCTACTACTCAAGCATCAAATGCAAGTACATCAGCAAGTAACGCAAGTACAAGTGAAACAAATGCTGGAACTTCTGAAACTAATGCTGGAACTTCTGCTTCTAATGCCTCTACTTCTGCTTCCAATGCTAGTACATCTGAAACTAACGCAGCTACTTCTGCAAATGAAGCCGCAGCATCTGCTGATGCTTTTGATGATGTTTATTTAGGTTCTAAATCTTCTGATCCAACTACAGATAATGATGGTGATGCTTTAGCTGCTGGTATGCTTTATTATAATACTGTTTCAAATATTATGCGTATTTATAGTGGTAGTGCATGGGAAAACGTAGCAGTAAGTACATCTGGTTTTGCAACTTTAGCTGGAGTAGAAACGCTTACAAACAAAACTTTAACTTCACCAAAAATAAATGAAGATGTAGTAGTAACTTCTACTGCAACAGAATTAAATAAATTAGACGCATTAAGTAGAGGAAGTATTCTTTATGGAAATGCTAGTGCAGCTACAACAGTTTTAACTAAAGGAACAGCTGACCAAGTATTAACTTCTGATGGAACAGATATTGCTTGGCAAGATTCTGGTGGTGGAGTAACCTTTAAAGAAGGTGGAACAAATTTTACAAACAGTTTATTAGTAGGTACAGATGGCACAGGAACTTTAAGTTCTGCTGACGGAAATACTGGTGTTGGAACAGGAGTTTTAGCAGCATTAACTACTGGAGATAACAACGTAGCAGTAGGGTTGTGTTCTTTAAACAAAAATACTACAGGTGCAGAAAATGTAGCAGTTGGAGCAACTGCCTTATTAGATAATACTACAGGTGGAAACAATGTAGCGATTGGACTTGAAGCCTTACAAAACAATACAACAGCTAGTGGAAATGTAGCAATAGGTAGAGATTCTTCAGGTGCAAATACTACAGGTGCTAATAATACATCAGTAGGTCATTTATCTTTAAGAGCTAACACAACAGCTTCTCATAACACAGCAATTGGTTGTGGTGCTATGGTTACTAACATTACAGGTCTAGAAAATACTGCAGTTGGTTCAGAATCTTTAAAAGCAAACACAACAGGTAATTGTAATGTAGCAATAGGTCGTCAAGCTATGTGTGCAAACACTACAGGTGCAAATAATACAGCAGTAGGTGTGTTAGCTTTAAGAGTTAATACAACAGGTGATAATAATGTAGCAGTAGGTAAAAGTGCTTTAATAGAAAACACTACAGCCGACCATAACACAGCTGTTGGTTTTGAAGCAATATGTACTAACACAACAGGTCATAGTAACTCTGGATTTGGTAAAGGTACTGTATTACGAAACACAACAGGAACACTTAATTCTGCATTAGGTTTCAATGCTTCATTTAATAACACAACATCATCATATAACACAGCAGTAGGTAGTTGTGCTTTATTTACTAACGCAACAGGTGGAGCTAATACAGGAGTTGGTTTCGGTGCTTTATCATTAAACACAGGTGGAAATAATACATCTTTAGGTACATATGCTGGTTGTGAACTTAACACAGGTAGTAATAATACTATGATAGGTTATGATTCACAACACAACTCAACAAGTGTATCAAATCAATTCACTTTAGGAAATTCAAGTGTAGATAATTTAAGATGTAATGACACATCTATTTCATCTTTATCAGATGAGAGAGATAAAGAAAATATTGAAGATATTCCACATGGTTTAGATTATATTTTAGCTTTAAGACCAGTTAAATTTGACTGGAATAGGAGAGATGGAAGTTTTATAGGTAAAAAAGATTATGGATTTATTGCACAAGAACTAGACCAAGTTGAAACAGATTTTGATAGTGCAGAATACACAAGATTAGTTCATAAAGAAAATCCTGAAAAATGGGAAGCTGATGTTATGAAAACTTATCCAATTTTAATTAAAGCAATTCAAGAACTTAAAGCACAAAACGATAGTTTAATTACAAGAATAGAAACTTTAGAAGGTTAAATGTTAAACACATATGTTGTTGAAGGTGGAGTTGGTAAGTGTACTGCATTTAGTGCATTAATTCCTAAATTAAAAGAAAAATCAGAAGTTCAAATATACACACCTTACATTGGTTGCTTTGCAAGTAACCCAGATGTTAAATTAGTTTTAGAAAATACACTTCCTTTGCAAGACGCAAGAATCATGGCATCAGATAACATCTTTTACTGTGAGCCTTACAAATCTAATTTTCAATTTGGCAAACAACATATCATTGAAAGCTACTGCGAACATCATGGTGTTGAATACACACCGTCTATGGTCCCTAAGATTTATACGACACATCATAAAGATAGTGTTAAAGAATGGCTGACCAAGAATGAGATTGGTAAATACATAATGATCCAATTCTCTGGTGGACAACCACAATCTAATTTTAATGCTAGTAATCAATACACAAACATAAATCCAAATAGAAATTATCAACCCTACCTTGCTCAACAAGTAGTTAATATGTTGAGAGAAGAATATAAAGATACAACTATTATTAACTGTGTTTTACCTAATGAGCCACATTATAATGATACTATTAGATGTGATTTACATTGGACACAGTTACATGAAATGCTGAAAGATTCGGAAGGATTTGTAGCTATAGATAGTTGCCTACAGCACTTCTCACCCTCAGCAAATAAACAAGGTGTGGTTATCTGGGGTTCAACTAGATGGACACAATTTGGTTATGAACAAAATACTAATTTACAATTCCATATGGAAAATGAGTGGAATGAAGCTAAATTTATTGATAGTGATCCAAGAAATAATATGGTAGAACCAAAAATAATACTTGATGAATTTAAAAAAATTGATAAAACAAAACCAGTTGCGTGTGCAACTAAATAGGAGATAAATATGAGTGAAGAAGTAAAAACAGCAGAAGAAATTTTACAAGATTACACAGCTATGGGTCATTCAGTTGCTTTAATCAATGGTATCATTGCAGGTACTTCAATGGAAGATGAGACAGATGAAGATAAACAATCAGCTGTTGAAAGAAATGTTGAACACCTAGAGCTAATGGTTGCTAAAGATTATTGGACTACTGAAAGTATGACAGCAGTTAATTCAGCAATTACAGCTGGTAATTCTTACACAGCTTAATTAAAATTATTGTTTGATGGTTAGAAAAAAAATTAATTCTAACTTAGAAGATCATAATGGTATTAGATTAACATCACACGAGAAAGTTTGTGCCGAAAGAATGAAAACTCTTTTTAAATCTATGGATGAAGTTAAAAAAGAAATTAAAGAACTTAGAACTGATATGAACAAAGGCAAAGGAGCAGTAAATTTATTACTTATTCTTGGTGGTTTGGCAGGAATATTAGCAAGTTACTTTAAATGGAATGGCTAGACGCAAAACAGCAACAGTTGGTTTAATTAGTGAACTTACAGTTCAGATTAACCTTGCAAAAGACCCTAATATTTTAGTATTTTCACCACTTGGAGGACTTGGTCCAGTAGATATTGTTACTTTAAATATGACTACAGGTGAGTATACTGCTTATGATGTTAAAAGTAAAAATTACAGAAAGTCAGACTATAAAGGTAAAGATGGCTATAATAGAAAAAGAACAGGAAGCCTTATTCGTAGACCAAGAACTGCAGAACAAAAAAGATTAAAGGTAAAAATCATTTATGCAACTATCTAAACATTTTAAATTAGAAGAGTTTACTAAGTCAATGACAGCTACTCGTAAGGGTATTAAGAATGATGCAGGAGCAGGAGATATAAAAAATTTAGAGAATCTTTGTTATGAAATACTTGAGCCAGTTAGAGCTAAGTTTGATAAACCTATAACTATTACATCTGGCTATCGTTCAGAAGAATTATGTGAAGCAATAGGTTCAAAGAAAACATCTCAACACGCAAAAGGTCAAGCAGTAGACTTTGAAATTGCTGGTATACCTAATATTAAAATAGCTTATTGGCTACAAAACAATGTAGATTTTGACCAACTTATATTAGAATTTTATAATTCTGAAGATACTGCTAGTGGTTGGGTACATATAAGTTATAATGAAAAAGGTAATAATAGAAAACAAGTATTGACTTATGATGGTAAAAAATTTGATAATGGATTACCAGAGATGAAATGGAAAAATGGTGAGGTAAAAGAATAATGTGGTTAAGTTTATTAGGTATGGGAATTAAAACTGGTGCAAAACTGTATTCAGATAAACAAAAGTTTAAAGAAAATATGTCAGAAGCTAAACTTCTACATTCAGAAAAAATGAGAAAAGGTGAAATTGAATACAAGGGTCAAGTATTTGAAAATCAAAAGAATGATTATAAAGATGAGTTTGTTTTACTAATTTTAAGTTTGCCAATTTTATTACTAGCCTATTCGGTCTTTGCAGATGATCCTGAAATATCTACTAAGCTAGATTTATTTTTTGAAAAATTACAAGATATGCCATATTGGATAGTTGGTCTTTGGGTTTCAATAGTTGCTGCTATCTATGGAATAAAAGCAACAGATATAATTAAAACAAATAAAAAATGATAAGCAAAAATTTTGTACAACAGTATAGTAAGAAGGTAAGTCTATTATCTCAACAAACAGGTAAGAAGAAACCTAAACCAAAACCTAAATATAAAAAGAAAAAGTAATGGCTAAGCAGAATTTTACACACTATGTAAAAAGAGATCAGCCTAAAAAAAGACCAGGTGTACACACTAAAAGCCAAAACAAATCATCTAAAAGACAAAAGAAACAAACACGCTACAAAGGTGGTGGAAGATGATGAGTAAGTTAATTATAATCTTACTAAGTTCCCAAGCAGAGTTCGCAATCTCCAGTAAACTAGACCTTATGTATTTAACGCTACCAAAACAAAAGAATTGTTTTCAAGCAATAAATGATGTAAGGGATAATATTGCTACTTATGATAACAAATCTAACAGATGGTTATTAAAAGATGGTAGTCAGTTTATTGGAGGAATGTGTGAATGAACATATTTTAAAAATATATTAATAAAAGAAAGTAATTAATATGGAGTGTTTGTATATGAATTATTATTTTACAGGTACAATAATTATAGCTTTTATTATATTAACAGTAATTGTAGCACCCTTATGAATAGAAAAACTAACACAGCTTTAATTGCATTACTTGGTACAATCCTAATGGGGTTAGCTACTTGGACACTTGTAACATTAATAGAACTCCAGCTTTTAGTAACCATGATTCAACAAGACCTATTTAGTATTGATAAACAATTTGGCAGAGTTTATAGTTTCATAGATTCAGTTAGGTAAAAATAATGATTGATAGATTTTTTTATAAATTCTTTTC